TGTTGCGCGAGCCTCGACGCTCGCCCGCTTATGATGATTTTTTCAATGATTTCGCTTCTTTAGGAGATTAAGGGTTTTTACATGACGATTGTTCTTAAAAATAGCCTGTTTTTAACTAAGGGGAAGGCAGGTCAATAATTGAATACAGATAATGCGCAGGCGCGTGTAAAAAGCAAAGACCATGCCATGGCAAAAAAGGCCATTACCATTGGTCAAGTCTCCGGGCTGAAGCTCATTGAGAAAGATGGCTCGTGGAACATCACCGTCAATGTTCAGCGTGAGAGGGTCCCTGCCAACATTGAGCAGTGGGCATTTCAGTTTGTGGCCGTGGCCGTGATGAAAAACTTGGCCGAAGCAGAGAAAGCGATGGAGGAAGACGTTTTTGGCGAATAATAAACCCCGAAATACCAAACTCAAGAAGGTTTGTGAGATATGCGGCATTTCTGCCCGAATGGTGCAATACCACGAGGAGCACGGCATATTCCCCAAGAGAGAGCCGGGCCAAGACTACAACATCGAGAAATGTGTCAAGGCATACATCGAGCTGATCAAGAAAGAGAAAGCCACACCTAAGAGTAAGACCGCTGATGAGATCCAACAAGTAGACCTCCAGACTAAGCAATTTAAACTTGAGCGAGAAAGGGGCTTATGGATTGAGCGGCACCTTGTCGCCGATGAGCTGGTAAAGCGCATCTATGCCATAAAGCGTGACCTGAAGGCCATAGAACGTCGGTTAACCAAGTGGCCGGACGCTAAGGAGATAGTAAAAAAGGCACATCAGGCCATATATCGGGCCTATGGCCGAAAAACGGGGGTGTTTAAAGATGGGAAGTAGGCACGTAACGGTAGAAGAAGCACGAAAGCAGCTTGGCTCATTAGAAAAAGATGTGGACCGCCTATTGGCTGAGTTTGAGGGAAAAACAGGGCTAAGGGTTACGAGCATCTACATCTCAAGGGTTTCAGTCGCAACGATGGCGGACCCGTTTGCTTCTATTTTGAATCCGTGCGCAATCACGATTTCATGAAGATAAACAGAGAGGAGAGCATGGAGCACAAGGATGCAAGTAAATTCAAAGCAATAGTAAAAAGTTGCAGCTTTGAGGAAAGTTTGGCGGGCGGGCGTATGGATATCTTGCTGGAAAGCAACGCGACCAAGGAAAATTACGACGGCTTTAAGTACTTCCTCAAAGCCCTGACTGACAACAAATTACTTGATATTACGGTCAAAGTTGCCGAAAAGTAACCTCGCGTTTTCTTGGCCGGAGGAGATAGATGCTTGGTCGGAGGTTGACGACCTCACCGTGTCAGAATGGGCAGATCGATATCGAGTCCTTACCTACAAGGCCGCGAAGAATGGCCCATGGGAGACATCTTTTAACCCTGTCATGCGTACCGTCATGGACGCCTTTGGGACAGACGGGATAGAAGAGATTAGCGTCATAGCGCCCACGCAGGCTGGGAAAACTGATTCGCTCTTGAACGTGTGCGGCTATTGGGCCATGCAAGACCCAGGAACGACCCTCATCGTTGAGCCGAATGAAGACCTCGCCAGTGAACTGTCAAAAGACCGCGTAGATGACATGATTAACCACTGCGATGCGCTCCTTGAACAGCTATCGGATGATCCGAGCGACACAACCAGAAAGAAGAAAACCTTCAAGTCGATGACCGTCTATTTTGGATGGGCCGGGTCAGCAACGTCTTTGGCTTCCCGCCCTTGTCGTCGTGTGCTCTTTGACGAGGTGGATAAATATAGCAAGTGGACGGGGGAAGAGGCAAGTCCCTTGAAGCTCGGCAAGGAGAGGACGAACACCTTTATCGACAGCGGGCGGCTAATTGGCTACCTCTCGACACCCACTACGACCACCGGTTACATTACGACGCAGGAGGCACAAGCTAAGGCCCGCTTCCGTTTCCTTGTCGCTTGTCCTCTATGCGGGCACAAACAGCGGTTTGTCTTGGAGCAGATCAGGTTTGGGGACGATCACGATCCCGATACTGTGGAATCGGCGTCCTGGTACGAGTGTGAAACATGTCAGGGGCGAATTACTGAAGATCAGCGGATGGATATGGTCAGGCGCGGCGATTGGTACGAAATGCAGGAAAAAGACGGTAAAACAGCTTATGGATTGAAGTTTGACGACTATATCCAGCGATTCAGGCCAAAATCGGTAGGTTTCCAGTTTAATCGCATAAATACCCCGTGGTTCAGCTTTGGCGCGGTGGCGGCAGAGTTCCTGCGCTGTAAGGATATCCCTGAAGATTTCATGAACTTTAAAAACTCCTGGATGGCAGAAGAGTGGATAGAGCAGATCGAGGCGAAGAAGGAGGACGAATTAGCCATGCAGCGTATTGAATTGGCCCCCGTGGTTTGTCCTTCTGACACCTTAGCCCTTACATGCGGCGTAGACCCAGGCCAGGGCGGTTTCTGGTACGTGGTCCTTGCGTGGAGCAAGCTGTTTGCCCCGCACCTCGTTCAACACGGCTTCTTGCTTGATTATGATGCTCTTCGGCGTCTTTGGTTTGAGAACGTCTATGCAGTAAAAGAACTTTCGTACCCAATCAAAATATGGCGGAAAGGCATGGATACGGGCGGGTCAAAGTACGAATCTGAATCTGAGACCATGACCGCAGCGGCCTATGAATTCCTTCGTAGTGTCGATGACGGCTTTACGTTTGGAACCAAGGGCCAGGAGAACATGCAGGCAGGCGCGAACATGCAGATCAAGCGCATCGACTCCATGCCAGGGCCGAAAGGCAGACCGATTCCGGGGGGCCTTCCGGTTTGGATGATCAGACCAAGCTATTTCAAAAACGTGATCCACATGCGGCTCAATGTGAAGCCGGGAGATCCGGGGAGATTCACGTTTAACGAGTCGATCAACGCAGGAAGCGACTATATCAAGCATCTACGGGGCGAAGTAAAGCAGAAGGACCGGAAAACGGGTAAATGGGAGTGGATAGCGACAGGACCTAACCACTTACTCGACGCCACCGTTATAGCCTTTGCCCTTGCCGACCCTGAATGTTTCGGAGGTGTGCGTGTATTGGAACCTTTGCCGAAGGAAGACATACCCGAAGAAGCGCGAGAAGAGGAAGACAAGACCGAATCTGATTGGATAAACGGCGGGAAACCGAAGAAAGGAGGATGGATTTGACCTATAGTGACCTTCCGAATAAGACACTGCTTTTGCCAGGTGAAGTGGCGACGTTTCTTGGGTGCTCTGACCAAACCGTTTACCGCCTGTTAAGCGAAGGCCACATAGAGGGCATCAAAACACGATTAAAGTCATGGCGGATATTCAGAGAATCAGTGATAATATTTGTTGAACGACAGAAGGGGAAAGCGTGATAAAATTGTTGGAGGGTGGAATGATAATAAATTCAGAAATTAAGAGACATGGCCATTCGGACGCACTGATAGGAAACAAAAGACACAGCATTTATTATTGGCCTCACTACATCTCATCCAAAAGAGCAGATAAATTGCTGAAGAGTGTTCCTGAGCAAGTCTTATTATGTCTGACACAGCTACAAAGGGAAACCGTGGAACGCAGGAGAATGGGGCTTACTTATAAAAAAATAGGCGAATCTATGGGAGTCACCGCAGAAACATCAAGACAACACTGCATTTGTGCGTTTGTGAGGTTAAGGGAGCTATTGATATTGGGAGGGTATTAAGGCTACTTACCTCATACTTACCTGTCCCCCACATCCCTGGTAACACTCTCTGTATTCCCTATCGCATCCCGTCCGGTCGAGATAGAGGCTGTACTGAGTCTTGTCAGGACCGATGACGAACTGCTTTGCATGTTCAATGGCGAGCTGGACACACCCGTTCTGAGCTATTCGACATTGGACGGTGCATTGCTTACCCGCAGCGTCTTCAGGAGCGCTGAAGCGCATGTTTCTATTCTGATCCATTCCCGCACAAGCCGTTAGAACAACCGCAAGACAGATAACCGCAGCAAGAATTTTCATAAACACCCCTTTTTTGTCATTATAGCGACCATTCAACTTTTTGCAACAAAAAATAAGATTCTGTTCCACACGCCACACACGCCACGGTAGCCACACAGCTATTAGACGCTCTGTAACTTATTTGTAACACTTTCACTATGAGACCCACAACCAGCTCCAAAAAAGCAGCCAAAACTAAGGCAACAGGGGTGAAACATGGCAAAAGCAGGGAAACAGACAAAGAAAGTAGAGCCCAAGCCGAAGAAGAAGGGCAAGAAGTAGCCATAGCTGAGATCCGCACGACGCAGGCAGGCCGGGAACAGCCAGAGCCGACCTTGTACCCTTACCGCGTCGGTTGCCCGAATTGCGGCGAGAAAAGCCTTGTTACAGAGCAGAAGATCCGTACTTATCGCGTCTGCCGTTGCCGTGAATGCGGTTGGCGCGGGGAGATGGAAGGGTAAATGGCGCTCAAAACCACGTTGGAACAGATCGAGGAAGTCCAGGCCGCTATCAGCAAAGTCCTGAAGTCTCAGGAATATCAGACCGGGGATTCCCGGAACAAACGAGCCTTACTGTCCGAGCTTACGGCCCGCGAAAAAGTTCTCCTCGACCGTTACTACAACGAGCAGGCGGCTGGTGATATGGACGCATACGCTCAATTCAATCTGCCGGGGGCGGGGATATGAGCAAGCCAGCCTCTCAACCCTGGATAGACAAGGCGATCAACTATTTCGCTCCGAGCTACGCGCTCAAACGATACGCAGCACGGGAAACGCTTGCCGTCTTGAGCAAGCCGTCATCTAAAACAGAAGAACGCGCTTTCGAGGTAGTACAGTCTGCCCGCTACAGGGATGATTGGACAAACACAACCCAGGATGCCGACGCAGCTAATATCAACAACCTACAGGCCCTCCGTAACATGGTCAGAGACCTGACCCACAGATCGGGCATAGTGGCCGGGCCGCTTAAAAGACTGACAAACAATGTTGTCGGGCATGGCATTAGGCCACAAGCCCGCATTAAGGAAGATGGGGAATATGACGGCATAGAAGGCGCTCCGGTCATTACCGCGAAAAGGGCCGAAAAGTTCAACTACCAGATTGAGAAGGCTTGGCGTCGTTGGTACAAGATGTCCGATTCATCGCTCAAACAAAATTTCTACGAACAACAGGGACTTTCTTTCCGGGCAATGGTAGGCGACGGTGAGGTTTTGGCAGTTCTCCGGTCGAGTTCCCGGTCGGGCCGCATAATCCCCCTATGTGTTGAACTGATCGAGATCGACCGGCTTTCAACCCCCATGTCTGAGATAAGCAATCCGCGCATCAGAAACGGCATTGAGTTTGACGATGAAGGTGTGCCGGTTCGGTACTTCGTCTTAAAACGTCATCCGGGGTCTACCGGGATCATCACCAATACCAGCCTAACCGATTATGAAACCATAGAGGCTTACGGCTCCAATGGTCTCAAGAAAGTCATTCACCTTTACGACATCCTCCGGCCAGGGCAAAGCAGGGGCTATACGCCCTTTGCGGCGGGCCTGGAAGATATGCAGAACCTTTCCCGTTACAAAGAAGCCGTTATAGTAGGCGCTCGCATCCGCTCATGTCTCGCCGTCTTTATCCGTAAACCTATGGCCTACAACACTTGGAATGCCAAAGGGTCAAACACTGATGGGCAGAAAATAAGCGGTTTCGAGCCGGGAATGATTCGATACCTGAACCCAGGCGAGGAACCCTTCAGCCTTGACCCAAGTGGGTCAATACCCGAAGCCGCAGAGCTTACGAAACAGTTTCTCCAATGGGCCGCAAACGCTGTTGACATGCCTTACGAGGTCTTTGCTAACGATTGGAAGGACCTGAACTACTCCAACGCAAGAACGGTGCTTTTGCAAGCCTATCTCGCCTTCAGGGTCTATCAAAATTACCTCGTTGAGCATTTCTGCATTCCTGTTTGGGAAAACTTTGTTTCCGACTGTGTGAGCAGCGGAATCGTCAAGGCCGATGGGTTTGGACTTCGGAAGGACGACTATTTTAGGTCTTCGTGGATTACACCAGGCTGGCAGTGGGTAGACCCTGAAAAAGAAAGTCTTGCCGCAACCAACGACCTTAACAACCTGATTGACACTCTCGCCAATGTTCTCGCTGGCAAAGGGGAAGACTGGGAGGAAACCATTGAACAGAGGGCCAAAGAACTCAAGAAGGTCAAGGACCTTGAGAAGAAATACGACATTACCATGAGCCAGCAGGCCAAAGATGAAAAGGCGCAGGCAGCAAAAGGAGGTCAGACAAATGCCAAAGAATGACCTGTTTTATAGAAGCTTTGAATTGCCGGAAGATGACGTAAGGGCCGTTACCGTCGAAGACAGAAAGGTCCCTATTTCATTTTCGTCTGAAATGCCGGTTCAACGGTGGTACGGCATCGAGATTTTGAGCCACAACGAAGGGGCAATAGTCAGGGGTAAGGCAAACGCAACCCTTTTTAATCACAACCCAGACAGAATAGTCGGTGCCTTCAGGGAAACGGGATATGATGATGGAGTAGGTCGGGGTGAGGTGGCATTTGACGAGACCGACGAGGGTGAACTAGCCATGAAGCGGGTGCAGAGCCGCAGTCTCCGTGGTGTGTCGGTCGGCTATTTTGTTCAACGGTTCCATAAACTTCAACCGGGCGAGGAATACCAGCTTAGAACCAAGAAGGTCAAATACCGCGACGACATGGACACCTACATTGCCGAAAAATGGGGGCCACGAGAGGTCAGTCTTACACCTATTCCGGCTGATACATCCGTGGGCATTGGAAGAGACGCAACCCGCAACCTTGAGGGGATTGAGATAGACAACGAACTACCGCCCGAAACGGCGGACACGAACACCAACCACACGGGAGGGACAAGAGAAATGGAAGAAAAAGAGGTACAGCAACGCGTTGATGATGCTGTGCGGACAGCGACCGAGCAGGGCAAAACAGCCATGAAAAAGGTGTTCGACCGCGCCGCCGCAGCAGGGCAGGAAGCCCTTGCATTCAGGCTGTTCGCTGAAGGCAAGACGGAAGACGAAATTACGGACGCTATCATTCAGGCCCAGGCCAAAGAAAGGGGAAAGCCCACTGACGCCGGGGAAGAGAGACCGGACGGCACAGGCGCCCGCAAGCTGGACGAGATCGACGATGATACGTTCATCAGATCCATTACCGAACCTACCATGATGGTTCTGGACTAAGGAGGGCTAAGAGATGACCGCAGTTAATAAATCACCTTGGATCAAAAACCTTTTGGGGATAGTCTCGCCGCAGATTTTCCCCGGCAAAGTGCAGGCAGGATCAAGCCAAGCAATCAAACGCGGTGAAATCTGCGTTTACGACGAGACGAGCGGCTACTGGGTTCCGGTAAATGCCGTAGCGGATTGCCGGTACTCCTTGGCAATCTCCAATGAGGAGCAAAAAGCGGCAGACCTCGCCCGTTACATGGAATTCATTGCGCTGCGCCCTGAAGATGTATTCGAGTTCGCCCTTGACGCAGCGGCGCAGATAGAGTTGGGTGACGGGCTTGAACTTACGGCATCAGATAGCCAGACACTTACCCGCGACGTTGACGGTAACGCCGTGGCCTTCGTCGTCGGCATCGACAACTACCCTGAGAGCGGTACGACCCTTCTATCAAGGTCTTATGCCCAGGTCGTGTTCAACCCTGTCCATTCCTACTGGCAGCAGAGAGTCTTGAAAGACAGGCTCTACAAGGTCATCACCACAGCGGCGAGCATCACGCTGAAGGTCGAGGATTGCGGGGCTGTTGTCCTTGTTACCGACACGGCCACCATCACGCTTCCATCAGCGACGGTTCCTATCGGGTGGAACGTCAAACTGGTTGACTGTGCGGACGTTGTTATGACCGTAGACCCGAAGCCCGATACAGCAGGCATCATCATCAAAGGCTCTGCACCGCACACCGCAGGAAATACCGTGTCCGTCACTGATGCCGGCGACTTTATGGAACTGGTGTGGGACGGGACCAACTGGGTAGCCGTAAACAGCATTTCCGGCGCTGACGGCGACATCACCTTGACATAAGGAGGCTAAGAACGATGAGCGTTAAATTCAGTTCAGATATCAATCTTCGTGGAAATCAGGGGCTTACCCTGAGAGACATCCGCGATCTGGCAAAGGCAGACCCACGGGCTTTTATGATTCGGATGGCGGGTCTTATCGATCAGAAGAAGATCACGCTCGGCCAGTTCAGGGATATCCGGGGTTTATTTGCAGTTCTTTCCGATGTTCAGGTCCCGGTCACTATGGACGTTATGGGAGTGGGTACGAGGTCCATTATGTCCTCTGCCTTCCCGATCCTCACCGGGAACCTTGTCATAGCGGCCATTCAGGAAGCCTATACCGGCGTGCCGACCATCGGGCAGGAACTTGTAACAGAGATCGACGACAACAAGAAAGTCACGACAATGGCATCCGTGTACGCCCTCGATAACAATGTAGATGAGGTCAAGGAGCTTGAGGACTACCCGGAAATATCCGCAAGTGAGGGCAAGGTAGAGATCCGGCACAAGAAGAACGGTCGGCGCTTGTCCATCTCAAGCGAGGCCATTCAGGAAAACGACATTACCGATATCACCAGTAGGGTCAACGCCCTTGGTGAGATCATGGCGGACTACATCGAGGAACAGACCCTTCGCCGGGTGACTGACCATGACGGGTCCGCATCGTCAGCAGCAGAGCCCTATGTCTACCGGCCCGAAGGAACCGGCACGGCTCTTTTCAGCGCCACAGCAAACACACCGGGGACGAGGGCGCCGTCGGGCACCAGGATCACCAGCAACGCCTTTGTTGATGAGACCGATCTTGAGGCCGCACGGATCAGACTCGCGGCGATGAAAAATCACCGTGGAAAGAGAATCAGCATGCCGTGGTCCGAGCTAAAAATGCTCGTCCCGGACGCCGTTGTCGGCAAGGTACTGAAGGTCCTCAATTCGGAGTATGTACCGGGCGTAGAGAATGAAAGGTCCAACTGGGGACCCGCCGGCAAGTGGTACATCCCGCCTGCGCGGGTTATCTCTTCACCCAAGGTTGACGACCTATCGACATCGGCATGGTACATCGGCATTCCGCAGCGGCAGTTCAAGAGAAAGTGGAAGCTCAGAATGGAATATGTAACCCTTGGAACCGATACCGAAAGCTACCTGAGAAGGGGCGTGGCGTTCCAGGCTCGTATTGCGTGGGACTGTGAGATTGGCGCGATTGATTACGTCTACTGGGTCCAGAATTTAACGGCCAGCACGGCCCCGAAAGACGAATAATGGGGGTTAATATGAAGAAATTAACCTTTCTGATTGCACTTTTGGTAGCGGTTCTCGTAGCCGCTACCTCTTGGGCCGGGCCGAACCAGGCCCGGAACGGTATCGCCTCACCGTATTTTTACCTCTATACCCCTTCAACGGGGGCGGTGGGATCGTATTACATGGCGATTCCGAGTTTATCGGCCAACGACACCTTTGTTGGCGCGACTGCATCACAAACGTTAACCAACAAGACGTTGACCGCACCCACGATGGCTACATTCAAGGTTGGCGCGGTTACATTCACCATGCCTACGGCTGATGGCTCAAACGGTCAAGTCCTCACAACTAACGGGTCGGGCACATGGTCATTTACCAATGCTGGATCAGCTACTGCATGGGACGATTTAGCATCTCCCGATGCGGCCAAAACCCATGCAATGACGACCTATGCACAGACATTCACGTCTACCAAGACCAATGGGGATATGTTCAACTTCCAGGGTCTTGGTGACTTCGGCGACGTGTCGGTTGTCAGGATTGAGAGCAAAACCGGCAACCCTACCGATGGGACAGTGCTTGAGGTTGTCAGCCATGACACTGACGCTGACGCGCTTGTCGTGACAGCCAACAGCATTGATGCTCTCAAGGTGAACGGGGCGGGAACCGTAACGGTGACGGGCAAGGTAACGGGCGCCTCTCCTCTCATTTTTGAGGGAAACACCGTCGATGGGACGAACGTAAATACGTTTGCCATTACCGATCCTACGGCGGCCAGAACAACGACGTTTCCAGATGCATCGGGAACGGTACTCCTCAACGGTACGGCGACCCACAATTACTCCGGGGCACACGCCGATTGGACCTTAAGCGTATCTGAAGCACAGGCATCGTTCATCACTGCGACTAATGCCGATGCAGGGGCAAACGTGCTTCTTTCAGCGGCTAACGCCGGGAAGTGCTTTTTCATCTACAACGCAAGCGGGCAGATATTGACCTTCAAGGTAACAGGGCAGACGGGCGGGACTATAGCGAACACCAAGCGGGCTTATTACTGCTCGGATGCCGTTGATGTGTACGAGATTTGGGAACAGTCGTAAGCAACGGGCCGGGGGACTGGGGGTAGCCGACTAAAGTGGTCCGGCGCCCTTCCCGGCTGTTTTGGAGGCACCATGAAAGCACGCTTGATACTGTATTACCTGATTTGTTTCATGCAAATAGCATCTCCGCTCTATGCAGCCGGGACGATGGTGGTCAGCATAGACAATCCACAGTACATCAGCGAGGGGCGCAAAGGCCCGTGTAAGATCATTATTGACTGGACGAGCACGAGCGGTGGCGCGGTTTCGGGCAATATCGCCTCGACGTTTACCGCATCCAAACAGGACTATGAACCTCCATTGACGGCCATTAAAGGTCGCTTGAACTGGACGCAGTTAATACCGGGCGCTGAGGGTGATCTCACGACGACACTCCCGACAGACGCCTACGATGTCACAATCAAGGACGCCTACGGCCATGACATTCTTGATGGCAACGGGGCGAATATGTCCGGCACGGTATCCAATCTTTTAGTAGAGAGCACGGGAAACAGGCGTATCGATTCGGAGTTGACGTTGGCTATCGCAAATGCAGGATCGGCAACGACGGGCCGCATCATTATCATGCTTGGGGAGTAGATGACCACACTTAGGACTGATATCCTCACCGATCTTGACGATGTGTTTTTCGACACCGACGAGCTGGCTGAGACCATCACCTATGGCGCAGCGAGCATCAAGGCGATTGTCTCTTACGGCCCCAACCTCAACGTGGGCGGGGATTCGGCGCAGGCTAAATGCACGATTAAGGTCAAGAAAAGTGACGTGGCGACCTTCGCGGCCCGGACATCCGTAACCATCGGTTCGGATACCTGGAAGACAGTAAGAGAGATTAAGGCAGATGCCTTTACCCGGACCATCGCGCTTGAGAAAGACATGAGGCCAAGGCTGAGATAATGGCAGGGGTACGAACCAACTTTGCAGCGTTCATAAAGGACTTTCGGCAAGCAGATGCCTTGAGGGTTAAGGCCGGTCAGGATGCGGTGAAGGTCGAAGGCTACAGGCAGATGCGGGTTTTGCAGGCAGAAATCAAGGCAGGAGAGCCAGGCAAAAAGAAGCTGAAAGGCCTCCGCGAGATATCGAAGAGATATAGCGGCGATGCCAGATTAAAACCCACGCATGCCCGGCCACTGGCGAACCTCTATCATGCGATCAGGTACAAGGTGACAAAAGAGGGTCGTCTTGTGTTCGAGTTCGGTGCCGTTCCCGGCAAGACCTCGAATACATGGGTCGGGATTATGAAACGGCGGCAGGAGGAGCAAAACTACCCCGTTACCGATGAAATGAGAACCTATCTTGCGAAGATAGGAGCCATTCTTCGGGGCAAAAAGAAGCTGGCAGAGTGGCCCGCGAAAGCATTCTTCCTGAAGACCACGGCTTTCAAAAACCCTGCCCGCGACATCATAGATACGTTTTGGGCAGCACATAAGTCTGAGGTCATGCCGAACATCGAAAGCAACTTTGAACGAAAGCTGAGAGGGGAAAGAATCTAATGGCACTTGGGCCAGAAAGAGAATGGGAACGGATAGCAAGAGAGATATGTGATGTGTTTGGCCTGGAACATGCGCAGCGAATGGTCATTACATTAGAAGTGGGCAAAATTCCAACGATTCAGGTGGCGTTCATGCCAGAAACGGACAGGTTGGAGAAAACCGCAGCTGCTCTTAAAAAATTTCGGTTAGTCCCAATGAAAAATGACATTGAGGATGGGCACAATGGCTGATATGAACACTCTCCTTCAGGCGCTCCGAGATGGCATAGCAGACGCCACAGCCGTCAAGACATGGTGTACCACGAATTACACACGGAACCATAAGGTCTATATAGGGCTTGACCAGGAGAATCCACCAGATGATGAGGCCTATCCCATTGTGTCGCTCTACCCCATAAGCAAGGGAGCGGGCAATTCGGAAGATGAAAAGAAACATACCTTTGGCGTCATGCTTGGCATTTATGACAGTTCGCTTGCCACGGGCGGCAAGACCAACGTGGTTGAGTACAAAGGCGTGCAGAACATAGAAGCCTTCCGCAAGCTCGTGGCGGCTGCAATATCAGCGGCGTTGACTACG